CTCCAATGTCAACGTCCCATTGGCGGAATAATGACACCGTTCCTACGTAACTGCCTGGAGCGTTGTTGAGAACAGCGAAAGAAAAATCTCTCGCCGAGTAATCCGCCAGGGATGTTCCAGATGTGTTTGCCGTACTTGCCGTGCCGCCACCCCCCGCCACGACAACATACTCTATGAGTGCGCCGCCAACAAAAGGCCAATTCGCTCCACGCACCGCATCACGTTGTTGCTTTAGACTCCAACGACCAGTTGCATTGGTGTATGAAGGAAACTGTGCCATTTAGCTAATTTCTTCATAAGAACAAACCGCCTCTAAATCCGAGTCGGCATTTGCGGATAACCGCAGTTCATCCCCTTCTTCGAGGTAGATAGATTTGCTTATGACATCAAGTGTTGCATCCGCTGGAACGACGATGGTGTTTGCAATACCAAAACTTGCACCCGTTCCACCAGACGCACTTGCGTCATAAAAATCAACCGTAACATCTGCGTTGTTCGTACCATCAACATTAGCAACATACAAAGCGTTGACCTTTAAGACTTTGCCAGAACCCGCACTATTGGCAACAATCGCCGTTGCTGAAGTAGTAACCGCAAGCCCAGAGGTTTTGCCGTATATAGAAGTTACATTAACTATATTTGGAGCCGCCATGATTTTTCCTTATCCGAAGACGATTGCCATTGCGATTGCTTTGCCCGTTGTTACGGCAGCTTTTCCGCTATCAAAAGTTAGCCCACCAACGATTGCCACATTTTGGCTCGTATCAATCGTAACTGCTGTAGTGGTTCCGTTTGTTTTTAAAACAAGCTCGCCCGTTGTATCCCCGGTTGCAACCAAAGCTGTCGTAGTTGTCGTACCTGCCGCAAGAGAACTCATATCACCACCCACCTTTGCCCAGAAGAAACTGTAACCGCAGCACCAGAACCTAATGTATAAGGACCAACAGTGAACCCGTTGGAGCCTGTTTGAAGAACGTAGCTGTCAGCAACAAACTGCTGATTAACCAAAATAGTAGCGTTCCCCCCACCAAAAGCAGAAGCCTCAGAGGGGTAGGTTACAAAAACATCTTTACTGCCAGCGCCCCAGTTAACTGCGTTGTTGGAATTAGAGGAGCTAAGAATCGTATCTCGACTTAGGGTTGTCCCTGATGCCGTGTATGTACCAATTCCAACTTCCCAGTCGGTGCCATCCGTAGCTGAATAGTAGGTCGTATTACCGTCCCCAACAACCGAGAAATCCTGAAAACCTGTGCTGGCAGACCCAAGCGTGTATGTCCCGGTGCCGGTCGTTGTGCTGGTAACCTTGACTCGATCTTTTACAATAAGCGCCATTTTTGATCCTTAAGGCTGCGTAGGTATTGTTACCCAGTCAGACGGCTCTGAAGTGTTTACATTTGTCCAGTTTACGGTCTGGCTGGCATTGATATTATTCCATGTAACCGGTTGAAAATCATTAATAATCTCCCAGAGCCTGCGAGCCGTCACCGCATCAGAAATAGTAATTAATTCCTGAATCGCAGCTAAAAGCAGCAAAGAAGCTACAACCGAATCCGTAACTGTCGCAGATTCTGAAACAGCAACCTCAAGCTCAACTTCTGCACTAGCCTCATCGGTACCTGTAGCAGATTCAGTAACTACTCCGGGGTATAAAACATCCCCAGTAATTTCATCCGTTATAGTTGCCGTATTATCGACAGCAACATTCAGAATCGGTGTTGTGCCCGGAAGATCTGTAATCTCACCAGAATCTACAACATCAGACTCAAAGACAGCGCTAGAACTAACCTCGTCTGTTCCCGTAGCATTTTCAGAAACAGAACCATTGAACTCAAGGGTAGAAGAAACTTCGTCATTTGCAGACGCTGTCTCGTTAATAAATCTTGGGTAGGCGATCCCACCAGCGACTTGATCGGTGCCTGTGGCTGTTTCTGCGATTGCAGAAATAAAGCTTGCGTTAGCAGCGGGAGAATCTGTGACCGTCCCTGTTTCTGCTATATCGGAAATAAAGCTGGCGTTTGCGGCTACAGAATCTGTGGCTGTGGCTGATCCTAAAAACTCAACTGCAAATACGGCCTTTGCTACAAAAGTTACAGTGCCTGTTGCCGACTCGCTGACCGAAACATCATAGACAACACCTACTTCCGCAAGAGAAGCAAATGGTGCCTCAGCGAAAGCGGCGTATCCAAACACGTTACTCTACAGCTATAAGCTCTGATTCTTTGAACCAACGGGACTGCTCTTTGCCGCTCACATCAGTCCAAATAAGCCAGCAGTAAACAACGCCATCCTCATCCATGCGAAACGCCTGAATAGCGCCCTGAGGAATAACCGTATTTACCTTAACTTGCTGCCCCTTACTGAAAGTCGTTGCCATTTATATCTCCTTAGGTTGCAGCAAGGCTAAACGTGTAAGTTACATTGATGGTGTCGCCATTTACCACCGAACGATCACCGGGCAATTCAAAATCAGCTGCTGAAAACAAAGTCCCAGAAGTGCCATTCTTCGTGTTATCCGAAGTCAAAAACGCTCCACCAACCGTCGTGGTTCCATTCATGGAGAACACTGCAACCGAACCCGAGTTATCAATCTCCGAAGGATCTGCCGTGGTTGCCGTACCAAATGTAGCAGCAGGGCGAGTCGATTGCGAATAAGCCGTAACCTCAGTCCAACCGGCATGTGAAGACATCGTGTCTCCAGCAGCGGGATCGTTTGTAGCGCCAGAACCGTAAAGTCCAATATACCAAGCCGCCGTGTAGCCAGAACCTTTAAAATACTTGTCATTCATGTCCTGAAGGCCAACATTGACCACGAGGTTTGGAGACTTGGCTTCCCACTTCAGGTTACCGTCTTTATCAAAACAAGTAACGGTGAAAACGCCACCACCACGAAGACCCTCTCCAACGCCCGTACCTTTCTGCACGGTGCTAGATGTAGTATCTGCGCTCTTTGCTTTTTCGCTAAACATAACAAACTCCTTAAGAAAGTCTAATTAACGCATCCGTGCTAGATGCTGTTGGGAAAGTAACCGTAAATGTCGTCGTTGACGTTTTGTCCGACCCAAAATCTAAAACACAAATTGCAGCACCACCGTCCTTATAAATCAACGCCCCCCTCGCAGTAAATGCGGCAGAGACTGATGCGTCCTCAAAGCTGATGTACGCTGTGTTGCTAGAAATGCCCTTCTCGACTGTAAGAGTAACGCCACCTGCGGTATAACCCGAGGCTGAGACTTCTCCGGTTGCAGTGTAGGCGGCTGTATCTGCATTTAAGGTTGCGCTGTTCGTATACAACGCCATCTTGATAGTGTCAGTATCAAAGTCAAAATCTCCATTGATAAGACCAGACTTAAACGAATCACACGTAAAGTTGCCAGTAAATGCCATTTACGCCACCGGAACCCTTACTTGTCCAGACCTGTACGCATCTTGGCGCTCCATGCCATCCCCAAGACGTTTAGCTAACATTAATGCTTCTTGATACCGCTTTTCGTAGTTAGCCAGCACATCTGGCTCACCCTTCATAAATGTGTATGCTTCTAAGAGCGACGCATAAAGTAAGAGGCTATCAAAGTTATCCCCAAGCCAAGTTGTTGATGCAGTAACGATAGACTCAGGGTAGTAATAGTAGTGAAGCTCAATGCTGTATGCAGCATCGGGTGTTGGACCCAAAATAAAGCTGTATTCATTGGTAATAACCGGGGGATCGGCATTTGTCGTTGTTGGTCCAAACAAAGCATAGTATTTTGGTGTGCCCGTGGAAGAAGGGCTTGGGTAAGCCGCCCGTATAAAGTTCACATCCTTATTGAGCAAATACTCGTAATTTCCGTCCCCGTCAATAACAGCCATAGAGTAGACAGCCAAAAAGTCAGTAGGAGAAGACAAGTACTTATTGGACGTTGTTGCTGTCCCCGTTACGTTTTTTCTGATTGCTGGAAACTGAACCGAGTTGTAAATGCGCTGCTCAGCCTGCTGGATAAAGGTATCAACTTGTCCCTTTGACGTAAAAGACGCCAACGCATCCGAAGGATCCGTAAATTGAGATGATGGGAAATCGTTCTCTACGTATCCCTTGATCGTCTCAAACAGCGTCTCGTAATTCATATTTTTTATCCAGGTTTCTTAGAAGAACTTGCGCCCTTCGTTGCTGCCCCAGTGCCACGAGTTTTAACAGTTTGCGTATTAGGTACATTGTTTGGATATCCTGCTGTATTTGGTACTGGTACCGGTTTTGGTTGTTTATAAAGCATGTTTAACTCCTAAGTTGTTGATACAGATACTGTACCAAGGGTAATGCTAAGAGCCAAGTTATTTGGCGTTAAGCCAGCGTCTACACCTCTTGAACCACCTACTGGCGCCCAACCCCACTGAAAAACACGGCTACCACCGGAAGGATTGTCATCTACATTTACACCAGAAACTGTGTAAGTGATGTCAGGTCTTGGATTTCGCACCGCTTGGGGATCGTTTACTGGGTACATCCCAAGCTGGAGTTGTGGTTGATCAGGTTCCCAACAATTGGGACATACTAGAATATTAACGTTTTTTGTCTTGATTGTCAGCGATTTAAGCTCTTTCAGCTTGTACCGAAATCCACACCGATCACACTCGGCAATAGAATACTTACCTGTGGAGAACTTATTAGGCATTTTTTAAGAGTAGAACATGTCCCGAGGTACAAACCGAACGGAAGCTTTCTCCCGATCTTCCCCAGAGGCATACGTCCACTGCTCCTCATAAGCCATTTTGAGCATATCAATCCGGTTCATCGCCTCAGGCAACTTCAGGGAAAGATAATACGCAAGACCTGCAACCAGACATGGGAGTAACCTAAAAGGTATATCTTGGGTGTCGGCTCCGTTACCTGCATCTTGAATCCTCCTCATACGCCAGTAGACCAAGGTATAAGCGGAGCCAGTCTCGGGGACAGGCCAAACGGTTGCGGTAGGATACTGGATACCACTAACAGGATCAGTTGCACCAGATTTACGGTCAACATAAATCTGGATTGGGCGCCCCTCAGAAGTTTTATTAGGGATTGTTGAGTAGGTAGAAACACTAATACGGCTGATGTTAATGTCAGATTGATTTGATGTACCGGGAGAAGTGCGAATTACATGCTCAAGCAGGTCAATAGTGTCTACTGGTAGGTTGTAGGTTGCCGTGCCAGCAACTAGAGGAATTGAGCCTTCTTCGATTGTCCAAAGGTTAATCCCACGGTTTGCCCACTCAATAGTCAAAAGATTCATCGAGCGACGGGCT